ACGACGACTCCTGGTTCGCGTTCATCGCGGCCGCCGATCCCACCGACGACTGGGCGAGCCCGGCGACCTGGCGCAAGGCGAACCCGAACCTCGGCGTGTCGGTGCGGATCGACTTCCTGCGCGCGGAGGCCCGGAAGGCGCGCGAGCTGCTCACGGCACAGAACGCGTTTCGTCGGTACTACCTGAACCAGTGGGTCGAGCAGGCCGAGCGCTGGCTGGACATCACGCTCTGGGACAAGAGCGCCGCGGCGCCGCAGGCCTTCGGGTCGCGCGTCGTCTACGGCGGCCTCGACCTGGCGGCCACACGCGACCTGACGTCGCTGGTCTGGATCGCCGAGGACGAGGACGGCATCGTCGACGTCCTGTGCCGGTTCTGGATTCCGGAGGCGGTGCTCAAGAAACGCCGCGACGAGGTCGTCCAGGTCAGCTACCGGCAGTGGATTAAGGACGGCTGGCTGACGGTCCTGCCCGGCGACACGCTCGACTACGCCGCGATCCGGACCGCGGTCCTGGCGGACACGCGAACGTACGGCGTCGCGGAGCTCCGGTACGATCCCTGGAACGCGCAGCAGCTCGCCGGCGAGCTCGAGGCGGAAGGCGTCGTCATGGTGCCGTTACGTCCCGGGTACCCGACGCTGCACGACCCGACCTCCGCGCTCGGCGAGCGCGTCACGGCCGGCACGCTGCGGCACGGCGGGCACCCGGTGCTCAGGTGGAACGCGAGTAACATGGTGGTCACCCGCGACCCGGACGGCCGCCTCAAGCCGGATCGCAAGCGGGCCACCGAAAAAATCGACGGAGTGTACGCGTTGATCCTCGCGCTCGACGGATTGAACCGTGCCACGGCGCCGACCACGGCCTACGACGATCATCGGTTGATCGTGCTGCCCTCCCTGCCCGCATCTGACGAGGATCTCTGGACGTGAGCAAACCGACGCAGCCCGCCGGCCAGCCGTCGGCCCGCGGCTATCGCATTCGGGAGTTCTGCGAACGCGAAGGGATCGATCGGGTCACCGCCTGGCGCTGGGCAAAGAAGGGCGCGATCGAAGTCTCGCGCGTGGCGCCCGCCACCGGTGTCCGCGTGCGCTATCGCGACGAGGATCCCCAGAAATCCTAGTTGCCGCCCGTTGCCGCCCGTTGCAACTGGTTGCCGCGGTGACGACACCCTCTAGTCACGCACCCGCCCGCCCGGTGACGCTGCCTGCGCCTTGGCAGCCGCCCTTCTCACGCGCGCCACGAACACGATCCGCCGGATCTGGGGTCCGTGGCGCGCAACCTATGAACCCATTTCGCTGAACGTCGGGTACACGGTCTTTCCGGAAGGCGTGAGCACGTCGGCGTGGACGCAAGCCTACGCGGACCTCTATCGCCGCGAGCCCGCCGTCCGCACTTGTATCGACTTCCTCGCGCGCAACATCGCGCAGGTCGGCGTCCATATCTATCGCCGCCTCGAGGACGACAGCCGGATCCGCGAACGCGACCATCCGGCGGCGCAGCTGCTCGCGCACCCGAATCCGCTCGAGACGGCCTACACGTTCCTCGAACGCACCGTCCAGGACCTCGGGATCTTCGGCGCCGCGGCCTGGGTGAAGGTGGACCGGCCGGGCCAGACGCCCGCGCTCGCGCTCTACGAAGTCTCGGGCGCGCAGATCCGAGTGCGCCTGGAAAGTGGCCTGCGCGTCCATGACGTGACGTGGCCGGATCGGCGCGTCGAAACCATCCCGCGCGACCGCCTGGTCCTGTTCCAGTTCTACGACCCGACCGGCGGGCTCGGGCTCTCGCCGCTCGAGACGCTGCGCCCACTGCTCGCGCAGAGCCGGGCCGCGCTGCGGTATCAGGAATACTTTTTTCGCAACGGCGCGCGTATGTCGGGCGTGATCGAGCGTCCGAAGGATGCGCCGCGCTGGTCGCCCGAGCAGTCGAAGCAGTTCGTCCAGGACTGGCACGGGCAGCACCACGGCGTGGAAGCCGCGGGCCACACCGCGCTCCTCGAAGACGGCATGACCTATAAGGGCATCTCGTATTCGGCCGAGCAGTCGCAACTCAACGAAACCCAGAAGACGGCGCGCGAACAGGTCGCGGCGCTCTTCCACATTCCGCTGACGATGGTCGGGAACCTCGAGCACGCGACGTTCTCGAACATGGGCGAGCAGCACAAGCAGCTGTATCAGGACTGCCTCGGCCCGTGGTTCTCGATGTTCGAGCAGGAGATCAACCGCGGGATCTTGGCCGGGTTCACCGACAGCGCGAACCTCTACGCCGAGTTCAACATCGCCGAGAAGCTCCAGGGATCGTTCGAAGAGCAGGGCCAGGCGCTGCGCGCGACCTGCGGCGCGCCGCCGATGACCATCAACGAAGGCCGCGCGCGCCTCAACCTACCGCGCATCGACGACGCGATCTACGACCGGCCGATCCTGCCGCTCAACACCGACGTCGGCCAGGCGGAAGCCGCCCGCGCGGAAGCCGTGGCGGCGAAGACGGCCGCGCCGGTGGTGCACTGACATGGCGATCGAATTCAAGAAGGCCGTGCTCGAGGAGCCGGTGGATGCCAGTGGGCAGTTCGTCGCGCGCGTCGCCGCGACCGGCAACGTGGACGCGTACGGCGACCGGATCGTGCCGGGAGCCTTCGCCGACACGCTGGCCGATTGGGAAGTGCGCGCCGCGAAGATTCCTGTCGTCTATGCGCACGCCTGGAGTGATCCGAACGCGTTGATCGGGCATGTCCTCGAGGCGCGCGAGGACAGCGCGGGCCTCATCGTGAAGGCGCAGCTCGACCTCGAGCACGCCCCGGCCGCCCACATCTTTCGCGCGATGCAGGCGCGGGCCCTGGTCGAGTTCTCGATCGGGTTCCAGGCGAAGGCCTTTCAATTCGTGCGCGACAACGAGCAGGGCCTCGTCCGTGAGCTGACCGCGGTGGACCTGATCGAAGTCGGGCCCTGTCTCATCGGCGCGAATCCCGAGACCACGTTGCTCGCGACGAAGGCCGGGCGCGTGATCTCACGCGCGCACCTGACGCGCCTGCAGACGATGGCCGACGAGCTCGCGGCGTTCGTCACCGAGCACGCCGCCGCGGCGGATCCGCCGCCCGCGCCCGAGGAAGTGAAAGCCGTCCCGGCACCGGTGATCGTCGTGCCGGATCTCACCTGGCTCGGTCCTATCGAAGCGTTACTACAGGAGTCCCGACGATGAGCACGCTGCATGAAGATTTGCGATCGGCGCTGACGGAGATCCGGAATCTGGGGCGCGTGCGCGTCGAGGACAATCGCGACCTGACGGCCGAGGAGCAGACGCGGTTCACCAACGCCGAGACGAAGGCCAGGGAGCTCGGCGGCCGGCTGCAGGCGCAGAAGGACGCGGTCGCCTTCGCCGAGCAGTACACCGGGTTCCTCAGCGAATCCGGCGTCGCGCTCGAGCCGAAGGGGGGCAAGGCCGGCGTCATCGATCCGGCGGCTGGCATGACGCTCGGCGAGCAGTTCGTCAGCGCGGCCGAGTACAAGGCGTGGCGCGGCGCGAACCCGTCGACGCGCGGCCGCCTGCGCATTGACAGCGAATTCAAGGCGCCGCCGACGGTCGCGCCGGCGGGCGGCATCCTGCCCGGCGCCATCGTCCAGACGTCCCCGCTCGAGGGCCTCTGGCGGCGCGTCGCCACGCTGCCGGCGCAGGGCCGTACCGATGCCGGCGCGGTGCCGGTGATTCAGGAAACGACCTTCGTGAACGCGGCCGATGCGGTGGCCGCCGGCGCGGCGAAGCCAGAGAGCGAATGGCAGTTCACGCAGGGCACGCTCCCGCTCTCGAAGATCGCCACGGTCCTCCGCGTGCCGGATGAAGTCTTCGAGGACGAGCCGCTGCTGCGGTCCTACATTGACTCGCGGCTGATGACGGCGATCGCCGACAAGCTCGACGCCGAAGTCCTCGACGGGACGGGCGTCGCGCCGCACATGCTCGGCATCATGCGAACGGTCGGCATCAACGCCGACTATGCGAAGCCCGCCGCGCCCGCGACGAATGCCGACGCGCTGCTCACGATGATCATCACGATCATGGAGCAGGGCAAGGCGCTGCCGGACGGGATCGTGCTCTCGCCGGCCAGCTGGGGCGCGCTGATGAGCGAGAAGGCGACCGGCTCGGGCGTCTTCCTGAACGGCGGCACGACGGTGCAGACCCCGCCGATGTCGATCTGGGGGATCCCGCTGGTCCTCTCGCCGGCGAAGGCCGCGTCGACCGCGCTCGTCGGCGCGTTCGCGGCGCATTCGATGCTGATCAGCAAGGGCGGGATCCGCATCGACTCGACCAACAGCCACGGGACCGATTTCGCCTCGAACATCACGGCGCTCCGCGCCGAGGTGCGCGCGGTCGTGGTCGTGACCCGGCCCAAGGCGTTCGGCGAGGTCACCGCGCTGACGGCGCCGGCCGTGCTGGCGACCAACGGCACCACCGACCGCAAGAAGTAAAGCGAGCGCGGGGGAATGGCGGGCTCCAGGCAAACGGTCGGACCGGCGAGCGAGCCGGTGACGGTGGCGCTCCTGCGCGAGCTGCTGCGCTATCCGCCGACGGACCAGGACGCGGTGATCAGCCATCTGATCGCCGCGGCCCGCCAGGCCACCGAGCAGTACACCGGCCGCGCGTGGGTGACGCAGACCTGGGAGCAGGCGTTCGACACCTGGCCGACGGCCGACGGGCTCGTGCTGGTGCGGCCGCCGCTGCAGGCGGTCACAACCGTGACGACCTACGCGCCCGCGGGCGGCGCGGGCGTCGCGCTCGACCCAACGGCCTACGCCGTCGATCTGTGGGCGACGCCGGCGCGGCTCTATCTCACGGGAAGCCCGCAGGCGTTGCGCGCGGCCGCGGGCCTGGTCGTGACGTTCACGGCGGGCTACGGCGACTCGACGGCGGTGCCGCCCGATGTCGTGGATGCGATCGCGACGCTGGTCCTTGAGGGCTTCCAGCGGCGGCCGCCGGCGGTGCCCGAGCAGGCGTTCGCGTGGCCCGCCACGGTGCTCGATGCGCTGCGGCCGTATCGCGTGGACTATCGGCCGCGGCTGGGGCTCGCGCCGCTCGGCTGGGCGTGCGATGCCTGATCCCGGCCGCATGACCCACACGATCACGGTGACGACGCCGGTGATCCAGCTGCCGAGCGGCGGCCAGGCCGGCGGCGAGGTCGTGCTGGATCAGCGGGCCTGCGAGTTTGTGCCGCTGAGTGCCGAGGAGCGGCTCGCAGGCGGGACGCTCTTCGCGACCGCGACGCATGTCGCGGTGCTCTGGTGGGAGCCCGGCGTCCGGCCCGAGATGCTGGCCACCGTGCCGGACATTCACGACGGCGGCCGGGAGCGCGTGTTCACGCTGAGCGAAGTCACGAACGTCGACGAAGGCGGGCGGGACCTGAAGCTCGTGATGACGGAGCGGGTGACCTGATGGCCGCGATGAAGCAGCTGGCGCGCGTCGACGGCACCGACGAGTTAATCCGCCGCATGAAAGGGATCCTCAAGGTCGTGAATAAAGAGATGGGCCGCATCAATCGCGAGAACGCCGAGCGCGGCGCGGATCGCGCGCGGCAACTGGCGCCGTATGACACGGGCGCGCTGTTCGAGTCGATCGGCGTGAAGGGCCAGGGGTCCACCTGGCGATTCGT